GCGTAGAGTTAGTCTGTATCTCTATATCAAAATCAGCGTAGACTTCATCCACATCCCCAAGCTCGGCAATAAACTTCTTGTACTCTTCCCAATCCTTCTGATCCTGTGGATTAACCTGACCTTCCTGATTCGGTTTCGGCTGCATCATTTCATTCGTGAAAGACTGCTGATTTGAGACCTTATAGAAGTCTATGTTCTGATCGGTCTTGATATTAAAGTCTCTGATGTTCGAGTAATACTGCTGCATAATATCGACTATCAGGTAACACACTCTCTTAATAGCGTGTTCAAGATTCCTCACTCTCTGGCGAGTCCTTGTATACGAAGACTCAATCAGCGTAGAGACTTCGGCGGCGGTCTGTCTTTCGGTCTTACTCGCCATGCCCTTCGTAATATCCGTTACTCCGGTGACCTCTTCAAGAATCCTCGGGAGCATCGACATATAATTATACAAGTCGGGAGTCAACGTCCCCATCTCAATACGTTTCACCGGCTCGTCATTTAGTTGGGAATTGTAACTAAATACGTTACCTCCGCTCGGTAATTCCGTCTTGACGGTCTCGGCGTCGATACCCGCGTTCTCATCTACCAGCCAGTTAGGATTGTTGGAGAGAGCCATGAAAGCGTCCATCAGTTGCATCCCGCGATTGATAGACCTGTTCAGTTGCTCGATCTGATCCCCCTCACCCATTCCTATTGCCCGGTGAGGGACGTAGTAATCATAGAGCTTTACATAAGGGGGTAGATTGTGCCGGTAAGGAGAAGCCTTCTCTTCCAACAGAGTATCCCTTGTAAAAGAAACGATCTTCCCGAAGGGATATTTCTCCCTGTCCTCTTTCTTGTCTTTTCCCTTCTCGTCTTTCTCCCGGTTCCCCTCCGAGTCCGTGACGTAAACCTCTTCGGTCTCAGGGTCTCGCATCCACACTTCGTAGACCGTGACAAAATCGGACATCACTTCTTCGTCGGACTTCTCACTCCAATTATCCGACCCCTTGGGTTCTTCCTCGTCGGCCTTTACGTCTTTCCCCTTATCAGGAAAGTGCGCCCTGACCCATGAAAGCGGTCTCCGCTCTCTCGTCCCCTGAAAGGGATTCTCCCAATTATCGTCATATCCTGGAGCCTCGAAATAAACTCGCGGATCAATGACATCAACTCTTACTTCTCCGAACACTTCCGCATCAGGATCGAAAGTAACCTTGAAGATTCCGTTCTTCATCACCATCGCATTGACTACGGCAAGAAACGTCTTCTTGGCCATATCGAGTTTGTCCCACAAGTATTCCAGGCAGAGAGAATACAACTCGAACATCTTCTGCAAGAAGGGTTTCCTCGCTCTCAGGCTCCAAGTCGGTCTATTGTCCGTCAAAAGAGGAGCGATAGACATCACCGTAGCAAAGATGTAGTTCACGAATACTTTGGAATCGTGAGTACCGAGTTCGGTTTCGTTCCACCACTTGCCTTCGTACTCTTTCAGGTGGCGGCTCATTTCGTCCCGAAGGTCTTCGGTGTTGTCAAAGATTTTATCGACTGCGTTCTTGAGCTTGGTTAGCCTGATCCGTTCCTCTACGTCTTTTTTCAATCCTTGTACCTCACTAACCCCTTCTCGGCGAGAATCCTGTCTCTTTCTCTCTTGGTATCAACGTGCCGGTTCAACAGCTTGTCCCAACCAGGTGTGAAGTCCACATAAATGTGACAGGAATCAAACAACCGCTGGCCGACCTCTCCGCACTCAGGACACTTCCCCTCGTTGCATTGATCCATCGGCATCAAGACCTCATACTTTCCATGAGTCTTGCACTTGTAGCTATACACGGGCATTACCAAATCCTCTAAACATCGGCTGGCGCGCTGCCTGCCCCTCCAGAGCCGCTCTGTTGCCCCTGTAACCCTTTCTCGCAGAACTGAACAACGGCTGGCCCCCACGGGTCTGCTCCATCTTCTGAATCAAACGATCCAAAGCGTTGGGTTGCATCCCTTGGCCGGCCAGATAACTCATGAGCCTGTCGTCCACTTTGACCTCCTTATGATCTCCCGGTAAGGAAGCTCCCCCCATCGTTCGAGAATGAATCCAACCCTGTCGAAATCCTCTGCCGTGTCCACGCACCATCTCAGGTTGGAATTGTCTTCCGTGTCCATTAAGTTATTAAGGGAAAACTCGTCATCCTCATACACATGAACACACACATGTTCTCTGTCGGGATGGCCTTGCGGCAACATTCGATCCAATCTCTCAAGGGTCTCCATCGTCATTACTTCGGTATCCAACCCTTGAGGAAAGGTACGGGGCCAGATATTACAGGCAAAATCGGCGTCTTCCAGAACCTCGATCGTCCTATCTACAACGCCGCCGTCAATCAAAGGACAGTCGCCCGTTATCCTTACAATGACATCGGCCCCGTACTCCCTTGCTATGTCTACATATCTTCCAAGAACGTCGTCTTCGTCTCTGTCCGAGACAACGCACTCATAATCCGGTATCGCATCCCTGATAGCCTCATCAGGAGTCCCGACAACTATGTTGTCAATTAACTCCGACTTTTCTAAGCGTTCCAAGAGATGTAACAACAAACTCTTGCTCCGCACCGTCCTTAATACTTTTCCCGGTAGCCGGTGTGAACCTAATCTCGCTTGCACAATCGCTAATGTCATACATCCAATAGGTTACGTTATCGAAACCTAACTCCTTTCCGGCAACTCCGGTATCTACAAGAATCGCAGCGGGATACATCGCTTCAAATATCTTCCCGAACTCCCGCTTGAATAGTGCGTACCGTTCTCCCCTGTACGGAACCTCCTCGTCTGTCCCCTCGTATTCGGCAAACATCACATACTTCGACGATAGCCGAACTAACTCCCTCATCATCCTTACGACTTCGGGGGTCTGCTGATGAATCAACACCCCGGAAGTGAACACGAAGTCAAACTTCTCGTTGCACATTTCAGAGCCGCCGTGATACGCTTTCAAACCCATAGAATTAGCGATCTTTACGGCCCCTTCGTTCACGTCACACCCAAGCGCCTCGATTCCGATACTCTCAAACGCCTGTAGATTTGGCCCCCAATTACATCCAATCTCGAATACAGTACCTATGCTGTATTTCAAGAACCTCCTAAAGAACACCCCACGGTCGGGAACGTACATATTCCTGACCGTATACTCATTACCAAAATCGCCTTCCCAATCAGCCATTTTTCACCCAATATTTTCGCCACGGCGCTTCGTTAATAATTCGCCAGAAATCATGCTCGGTGTACCCGCACGTCCGGCAGAAATCAGCCATAGCAGTCGGATCTAGTTCGGGGTCTTTTTTCTCAATCAAATCCTTCGCCTCTTCCAGCGAAAGCCGCCCTTCTCTCACCCGTCTAGAAGCAATGTCGCTCACTCTTTGAAATCCGAACTTCGGGTACTTCAACCACAAGTGAACCATGTACGCATAGGAATCTATCTGCTCAAAATTCTCTATCGTCCCAAGCCTGTCCCATTCACCCGTCAAATCCTTGAATCCCAACCCCTTCGCTATCTCATAATTATCAACCGAACTCCACGGTATGAAGTAGCTCATATACATTACCAAAGGATAATCGACGACCTTCGGTTTGATCGAATCTACTTCCTTCGGACTGATCCCGCCCTCAGACCAGAACTCGTACTCCGACTCGATCTTCCTGACCATTGCGTTCAAATCAGGATTAGCCACATACGTGTTGTTCTCGGTACTCCCGTACTCATACGCAGAGTTCTCTCCAAAAACAACCAACCCGATTCCCATCTGTTGAGCGATCATATAGGGAATTGTATATATAGCATATTCTACAAACTTCAACGCTTCCCCGGTCTGCTCAAACGCCCACTTCGTCGCCCTTACAAACAGATCATGGCTTATCGTGTACTGCCAATGATTCAGGTTGAATTTTTCTATCAGATTCCTGAGATTCTGCGTCCCCGCCGTGGTATGAGTGAATGAATCATTCACCGTCACCAGCAACGGACTCATCCCACGATCCACAACTTCCTTGACCAATCGGTGACTGTCCTTTCCGCCCGAAACAGGCACCACGCAATCATACGGTCGGTCTCCACGGAACTGGCTTAAAACATCGTCCAGTTCCCTCTCTCTCTCAGCCCAATCAATGTTGACTCTCGCCGCGTAATTACGGCAAGCACCACAAACTCCATCGACAAACCTGGAACCCGGTCTTGAGTCGGGCATCCAACACTCTTTACACCTAGCTGACAAATCTCCTCTCCCATCCCCTTTGGGGTTTCGGCTTCAAGTCCTCAATCGTAAACCAGTTCTTCAACTGGAACTCGGGGACTTCCTTCGTGTAATTCCTGTACGAAAACATATCGACTATTTGAAAGATCATCGACGCAGCATCCACCAAGTCATCCTTACCGGAATAGTTCTTGTTGAACCTGTCCATCTGCGCCATCAAATCAATACAGCTTTCATGTATTTTGACCTTACCCTCCTTCACGAAAGCACCAAGCGTCCAGTTCACTCTATCAAACTTGTTCCGCTTGTTGCTCACCCTGATAGGCTCGATATATACCGGAAGCGTTCTTTTATTCACTTCCTCCCAATTAGACTTCTCGGAATCAATTATATATTTCAAATGCTCCTGCAACCCAAGCTCAATCCCAAGTTTTCTTGGCTTAATTTCCGCAGCCAGCGTAATAAGTCGCTTCGCCGTCTCATTACCCGGCCACCGCCCATGGTACTCTCTCGTAATAAATACGTCACCGGTAGCCGAAACAGCAGCAACAATAATCGCAGTCTCATCACTGTACTTTTCCGTGGTAGCCGCAGGATCGCAAGCAATATACCAAGTATATTCTCCCTCAGGGAGCGTCCTGAAAGTCGGCTGGGGAGGAGGAAACGCCATATCTTCAGTAGGCAACGAATTAAGGAAATATTGACTCTGAATATCATACGGCAGCATCCCTCTGGTAACGTGCTTGAACTTCTTCTCAGTCCACCACTTACAAACAAACTTCCCCTTTACCTTCAACGGCATCCGATACACCTTATCGAATATCTCGTCTTCCTCTATCGTGTGATACAAATCCGAATGGTGATACGGAGTCCCTATCGCCTTCCTCAATCCACCCGGCTCCAATATCGGCATCGCCCCGGAAAACCACTGCCTCGTCTTCTCCATCTGCGCCGCCGTCCTTACCGTATCCTTATCTATCAAATCATCAAACAACTGCACCGTCGCCCGCTTCCCGGTAATCGTATTCCCAACCCCATACACCTGCACCTGATCCCCCATCACGATCTCTCCCTGCACAGGCTGCCTTCTCATCGTCAACCGATTCTTGACATCTACTTCCCACTCACTCCTCGGAGGAACAACATCAGGAAATAACTTGTTCAACAACGGAGTTTCCAAATGCTGCTTCAATACCACCAAATGCGTCGTCTCTACAAAATCCTGCGTGATAGAATAAATATGCAACCGCTCATTCGGATTCCTCAACAACAACTGCACCGCATACACTATCAACCACGCCGTCTTCAAATGCCCCCGCGCTACCAATATCAAACTATGCTCATCCTTCGCCAACGTCCGCGCTAACCACCCATGAAACTTCGGGTCCAACAACGCATCCCCCATCCGTATCGCTTGACCCATCCCCAATATCTCCGAACCCAAATAATACAAATCCGTCAAACACTTCCACCGCATCAGTAACTCTAATCCCTTCTCTTCTCCTACCTCCCCCACAAACTCTTCATACTTCGCCAAATCAGCTTCGGTAGTTATTGTCAAAGATCACCTTTCCCTTGTATCATAAAGTATACAGCCTACCCCCTATTGGAAAATCCTTCAAATATAGGAGTGATGGATAAACATGGGCGCGTGCTCGGCATGCCCCCCTCCCCGTACCCTTGCCCTGTAGGGCCTCATATCGTGTCACCACTGCACGCAACAGCCTCTTGCCGTGTGTTAGCACGTCTAGTAGCTTGCACGCGCTTCTGTAGCGATTCTCGCAGCTCTTGCATACGCTTATCATACTCGCGCTTAGCTACGTGCTCTGCTACTTGTGCACGATTGTAGATGCCTTCTACTTTGTTACTTAAGTCTATGGCCTTCAGTATCTGGGCTGGTGATATACCCTTAGATACGCGCGTTTCACTCTTGACGTTGCCCATATCATCTACTTGCTGTATAGTACTTTCACTATATAGTTTTCCTTGCATACAGAGGGCTAGGATTTTAGAACGCTCCTCAATGCTGTTGCCGTGTTTGGCGTTTAGTTCCTCTATGTAGTTGAGAACACTAGGTTTTGCAAGGGTATCTATTGCCATTACAGTAGCGCTACGGGGGTTCTCTGTATTATAGGCCAATAGCGCAGATTGTGTGCCGTTCCCGAATGTTTGCTTATTAGTGATATCGGTATAAGCTTCCGCAAATCTCTTTTGCTTAGGTGTCAGCTTGCGTTCTTTAGGCTTGTCTCCAGGCTTCCTGGGCTTGGCAATAGGTTGTACGTTGTGAGTAGCTACTTGTGATTCCGTCGCAGTTTCTATCATTATTGCTTATAGTACCTATGTTTACACTATCGGCATGTTTACGCAAAACTTGAGTACTATTCGCATGTATAGTGATAATTTCTTACCTATCGAAACGCATACAATAGGTATGCAATTACACAAAACGTATACACTTCGCGCTAAGTGCTTACAGTTTGCTTCACACAATCTTCACACAATCTTCACACACGATATGTGCCGATAGGTGTATATTAATAGTGAAATGATAAGCAAGGAGTTTGAAATGAAAAAGAAAATGTATCGACGATCTTTTGAAACCAAAGATGCGAACGGTTGTTACTTCCGCTGTGAAGCCTACTACAACGGCCCCGAGACAACATACAGCGCAATGGGTATTACTACTTCGACACTCGTTGAACTCAAGGCGAGGATAGCAAATCTGTAATGACAATGAGAGAGGAGAAAACAATGATCGAAAACAGAATTACGGTTAATGACAACATGGAGCGTGAATACGCATACTGCGGAGCCTGCGGTAATGTAGTCTACAAGCTACATTTTCGATATCAAGAAGATTCGGCGTGGTTACTCGCAGGAGTTGTTGATATTCGCGAAGATCATATCGACGTTGACAATTTGCCGATGGTTGATTGCGGCTGTACTGAGCACTAGGTGAGTCACCCGCCTACGGGCGGGCGTAAACCGCAGCACGGTGACAAGCCCGTGCAGCGAATATTTTCTATGGGGGAGAATATGAATAACAAAGTGTATGAGATTGTGAATGAAAAGATTCTACAGTCTCTAGAAAAGGGTATTATTCCTTGGCATCGGCCATGGAATAGTGAACACGGCGGTATGCCAATCAACGCAGTGAGCGGCAATTACTACCACGGAAGCAATGTGTGGCTACTTACTGGCATATCGCTTGCCGATGGGTTGCCTAACTATTGGTGTACTCCTAAACAAGCTATGGGCAAGGGTTGGAACATTAAAGGTCAACATTGCACGGCCATTGTAACATTCTGGAAGTTTCTTGAACACGTTGACATTGACTCTGATGGGAAAGAAAAGAAGAAAACTATTCCCATGTTGAGATTCTTTCCAGTCCTAAATGCTTCACAATGCGAAGGATGGGAAAAAACAGAACCTACGGGTCAACCGGAAATAGCAGACCATCCTTCCAACTATGAAAACGGCCCTACGATCAATCATGTATTTGACTCGAATAAGGCCTTCTATTCACCTTCCACCGATACTGTGAGCTTGCCAGAGAAGAGTCAATTCATATCGGAGAATCATTACTACGCAACATTGTACCATGAGCTTGCACACTCAACCGGCCATGAGTCTAGGCTTAACCGCAAATCGCCGGATGCTATCGCGGCCTTTGGTGGTGAATCCTACGCGAAAGAAGAACTAGTCGCAGAGCTTGGAAGTGCCTATGTATGTATGCAATTACATATAGACAATGACAAGCTCACTGAAAACACGGCCGCTTATATCACTTCTTGGAGTAATGCGTTGAAACAAGAACCGCGCATGTTCGTATCGGCTGCTGGTGCTGCTGAAAAAGCCGCGAACATGATACTAGGGGTAAGTAATGAATAACTACCGCCTACTACGCAAGACCGACAACGCAATGATTTATGGCAAGTATGTGGCAGCGACGTGGCATGTGCTACTAGTCGCTGATCGTAAACAGATTGAAGCCGTGCATAGCAATGTGCGGCTAGCCGTTGAGACGGCAGAGAAAACATATAGGGGGACAATATGAAAAATGCGATAATCACAATAGATTGGAATAATTTACAGGATATAAAGGCCGCAGAAAAAAAGAAACTTCGCTTAGAAAACAACGGTTATACACTTATTAGAACGGTTAGTGGCCTTGTTTGTTCTGTACTTGTTTATGCGCCACCCGCAAATACCGAAAGTAGACAATCGGCCCGTTGACAACTACTAAGGCCGTGCAAAGTAGAATCCATCTACTACGCACGGCCTTTTTAAATACGTCGATTGACTCCGGTGAACGGACGTACTTTGCAAATTCAACAACGTAATCGTTAAAATCATAAGACCGGAAAGCGAGAAACATTGTCAGGAAAGCATGACCGAAAAAGAACCCGCACCACCACCACCACCGACCCTTGCCCTTGCCAATCGCGGCGACTACCTGACCTGCTATGCAAAATACGACTACTTCAATCCAATATCCTGCCAGCGCTTGGTTCAACGCTGGTGTCGATTTCGCCGTGCTCCAGCTTGTGATCTCTGAGTGGCCCCCGTCGTGCTTCGCCACTATCAGGTGACCGAACTCGTGGACTGGTGCCAATAGGTTTGTTGTTGATACGATCATTCCTGCCAGAAACAGTAAGAGGAATAGAGCGTTCCTGCTGTGCATAATA